CAGTTAAGTCATCAGTAGTTCCGTCAGCAGTTGCTTCCATGTCGAAGGTTAAGACCAAATCGCTTGTGTGTGTTATCGCTACGTTAGCAGTTGCGTCAGCACGTTGTGCTACGAATGATACAATTTTACTAACATCTCCTGAAAGAGTAAGTGTGTTTGTATCTGCTACTGCTGCGTTAAGTGTGAGCATAACCAGTCTTGGGTTTCGCCCTCCTACGTTGGTTGTATCGTCATTTGTAGGTAGAAAAGGTGTTAGAGCGCCCGGATAAGCATCTGCTGCTCCTCCTGCTCCGTCTAACCACCTTGTTTCGTCTTGGTCTACTCCACCTTGAAGTTGTAAGTCAAGGTTCATGGTTGTGGTTCCACTACCGCTTTGAGCGTATGTTATTCCTCTGTGTGTCATCGTTGTTGCCATAATTTTTCATCTCCTTTTTTTATTTTACTCCAATCGCCTCACTTCAAGTCTCGGATTGAACCGTGACCTCCAAAGAAAGTAGTCCATACTTCACCCATGGTGCGGTACATCCCCTCTTGTCCGAGGCGATTGATTGCGAATGGGTCACCAGTTTCGATACCACTCTCAAAGTATTGTGTTGGGATAGCGGTGCTGAAATACAGGTAATCAGTATCAAGGTAGTAAATTCTACTTAGTGAATCAGTTGGAACGTCCTTAGATGGGATGATTGGGACACCATTGTAAGTTGCTACAATGAATCCTGCTTCCATACCCGGAACACCCTTAACACCGTTGTAGGTTGGTGTAACACGCTTCTCTTCCATGAATCTCTGTTGAGATTGTAGAAGTTGTTGTAGACGCATTAGTGTGTCATATCCAGTTAGCATAACCTTAGGATTTCCACCACGGACCCAAATCTTTTGGAACAAATCATCCAATTGGTCTAGGGAAAGGTTGCGGTTTACACTTCCAGTATCAGCGTTACCCTCAGCATATGCCCATGAGTTTGCACTACGGTCGATACTGTAGATGTCGTCATCTCCTGCATCATAGTGAGTTCCAGAGGTCATAGCGGTTGAGTCAGCACTTGTGATACGGTCTAGTGACTCTAAATCATTTCCTGCTGGTGTGGTTACATCTTCAAGAAGCATTCTGTTAACGTGCTCTGCGTGGTGCTTACCCATCTCTTCCTTCAAGACTGAGCGTATGTCGCCAAGTCCGTCATCCTTGTCAGCAAGGAACATTGCAGTTTCAGACATATCGAATGTGTGTGCAATGGTCTTTGGCTTTGCAGCGATGTGCTGGAAAGTTGGTTTGGTTGTGTCAGGCAGTGTTGAATTCTCTGCAAGACCGCCACCCTTAGTAAAGGAAGGACGAGCGGTAATAACTCTCCATCCACTTCTTTCCCAAGGTCTCTTTGGTAGAACGCTAAAAGCGTTAAATTCTTGGTTTAGTTGTGACCACACTTTGCGGCCATAAATTGCTTGGTATGTTCCAGCGGTGGAAGACAACATTGGACTGTCTGCCTTCAATAGTTCTGAGCCGCTGTAGGAATATCCCATAGCGTTTCCTGCTCCATAGAAGTAACGTTCCATGTCTTGTACTGTTCTAATATAATCTCTTGCCATATTTTTCATCTCCTTTTTTTATTTTCCTTTTACTCATGCACCTCTGTACACTTTGTCAGCGAGATTATGAACTTCATCCCATGACATGTGTGCTAGGTCGTTTGTTGTTGGAATTTCTACATTACTTGATGCGGACTCAGACTTTGCAATCATTGTTCCTTCAGTTGTTAAGTTACTAATGCGCTCCTCTAAGTTCTCAAGACCTTTTAGAACTTGAGCAAGTGGTTCACGAGCATCGAAGGCTGCTTTATCTGCGGCTGCCTTAGCGATTTGTTGTTCTTGTGAAAACCTGTTTGCGAAATTTGACTCAAGAGAGTTTCGGAAGTTTTGCTCCTCTGCTGCTGCTTTGTAAACTTCATAAGCGGCTTGGATATCTAAATCAGAGACATTACTTGCTGACAAGTATTGCTTTGACAATTCCACTGCTCCATGGGCACCTGATGGGGTTTTTCCGCCAGACTGTGAAAGTTTAGGGATAGCACCAGTTGATGGAGAACCCTTATCTTGTCCACGGCCACGAACTTGACCACCAAAGTAGTCTGCACCGTCTACAGCGTCAGGGTTGTCGAAGCCACCAAGTTGTGCCTTCTCGACATCTCCAAAGTGGTTACGGGCTGCATTAACATCCACTCCACTCTTTGCAAGATTGTCTTCCAAGTATGATAGGTATTCACTGGTGATAAAGTCAGAATAACCGGCTTTAGCCATTTCTTCCATCTCATCAGGCTTGTCACCTTCATCTTCGTCTTTCTTAGGTTTTTCTTCTTTCATATCTTTAGGCTCCTTTTTATCTTCTATGTGTTCTTTCAGACCTTCAGGCATTTCGCCCTTTTCCATAGCGTCTAGCCTTTGGTCTAATTTATTCATCATATTCATTAAGTTTTCTTCTTCACTCATATTTACATCCTCCTTCAGAATACGAAATTGTGCTTCAGGGTTAATCCCTTTTTCACAAATCGTTATTTCATGGAGTTCCATTTTACTTATCTCTTGGTATTCACCATGAGATTCGTCTGCTTTGCGGACTCGCTTGAATGCTTGTCCTCCGATTGAGAAGCCTTGCAGATTACCCTTTCTGATTTCTGCTGCAACTTCTCGTGCTTTTTCTATGTCGTTACGTAGTTTTACTACAACGAACATTCCTGTATCATCAACTTCGGATTTCCACATCCTACCATTAGAGTCTACAAAAGAATCGATTACTTCTCCCACTTGTATGTTTGAGTGGGCTAGTTGTACATTTCGGTATTTGTCACTTTTCATGAAGTTACCGAATGCGTCATTAAGTGCTCCTCTTGTAATTAGGTCGCCTTGCTTGTCAACAAGTTCAACCGAAGCATAGCCTGCTACAACCAAGTCGTTTCCACTCTTTAGAATGGAAATGCCTGATGTTGATGGCCTTTGCAAGGTTAGCATTGAATTAGATGAGTTATTGTTTTTATACTTATACTTGTCTATTTTTGAGAGATGGTAACTTCATCTTTATTTTTATCAAAAACAAGCGCCTCACCTTCATTAGTATTCAATTCCATATGATTAATCGGTTTTTTAGTTTCTTCTTCCTCGTAATCGTCATCGTATCTTTTCTTTCCATCATAATCAGGTAGATTATAATCTTCTGTAAGTTTTGTCGGACCACCCGGTGATTCAACAGGAGTAGCCATATCTATGCCTAATCCTCTCGGCCCTGTCCAAGTCATTTTTTCCTTAGTAAGTATATCAACTGCTCTTGAGAATATTTCTGCTGCTTTCTTAGTAGAAGGTTTTAGAAGTCTTTTTTCATCATCAGCATCTAATACACCTGCTGATTGATTTTCTTGTCTTTTACGACTAGGTGGATGTTTCTCATCCATTTCTAACTTTTGTAAATAACCTTGAACCATGAGTGATGCTAACGGTCCCCAATATGGTTGAAGACTGTCAGCCAGATTTAATGAATAGTTAGATTTGTACAAGTCACCTAAATCCGTAGTAGCGCTCTGTAAAAACCATTTATCTCCTATGTTTTCTACTGTATAGTTAACAGTATCAATATCTTTTAGTATGACTTTTATTTGGTCGCCTTCCAAATCAATATCGTGAGGTATGAGAATAGGTGAAAATGATTTGGTAAGTAAATCCAAAGATTCTGTACTAGCAGGCCCTTCACCCTCACCCTCACCAGTTATCTCCTGAACATGAACATTGAAAACATCTCTACCACCTCTCAATTTTTTATTTATTCCTGTTATTTTCGCTCTAACAATAGCCCCTACCTTGAATAATTTCTGTTGCCCTCTTGCAGTACCTATATCCATGTAATCTTTATTTTCTAATGTAATGGCTCTATTTCCAATTACTGATGCATTATTTATAGGCCCGGCACCCAATTGATAAGTATACGGTCCTTCTCCTCTTCTATCAAGTATAATGAAATTGAAATCCTTACCCTCTCTTAATAATAACCACTTAGGGTGTCTTCTTTCTCCTTTCATATATGTGGATTTATTATCTCTTAGAAGTAAGGTTTCATGTTCTTTCTTAAACTCTTCAACTATGTTTTCAAGTCCTTCGTCATCAGTCATTCTTGTATTATGTGGACCGGGAACTATTACGTTTTCATAACTATCAAATTGCCCTCTTAAGATTTTCATTCTTTCAAACAATAACATATCCGCTACATTATTATCATCATAATTTATAATGTCTATAACTTGAATTTCATCTTCTCCGAGTATGGCATCAATAACATAATTCTTATCATTAATTTTATTGATGTTGTCTTTGAATTTTTTCTTTAAACCTACTTTTTTATTATTTTCATCATACGCAGTAGCGTTAGAGTCTTTTTTAATTATAATAATTCTTTTTCCGTCATACCACTTACTAACTGCCCATGAACCACTAAAACCACGTAGATGTTCCATATTCGTTAAAGAGAATATTCTATGCATAGGTCGGATAGGCGGTACCCAATCACCTTCTTCACTTTTTATCAATAATAAATCAGGGTCTATTAATGAATTAATATAATCTGTAACTTCACTTAATGTAAGACTAGTAAACTCATCACTTGGGGAATTATAAGTATCAGGATTAACACCACTCTGCGGAGTTTCGAGACTTTCGGGTGGTGGTGCATTTTGCAATACTTGAGTCACTGCTTCGGGAGAGTGTGCTATTTTCATTAACTCTTCTGGAACACTATGCATCATACCGGGTTGTGCATGTGGACCAACATAGATTTCACCTTCACTATCAAATTCAGCACCAAGACTAGGATAAGCCAAATATCCATTATGTATTTGTCCTGAATTAAAAGTACTGTATAACGATACATTAGTTGGTGAAACTTCCCCAATTGGTGCTCTAGTCATACCCGCAGATTTTACGGTTTGAGGTTCACCGTCATCTTCTTTAATATTACTTTCATCTCTAAATATAATAGTATCAAATGCATTTTTAGTTTTTCTTGAAATCCTCTTAACACCTTTACCTGCTCCTAATGCATTATGTGGGTCAAACTTGGCTGAAGGAGAAGGGCCTGCCATCGACAACATTTCCAAACCATAGGCTTGTAAAGAGGAACTGAACTGGCTAGGGTCCATTATCTGTTTCACCATACTCGGCATACGATGAATAAAATGCGCCTTCCAATTTCCATCCTTTGAATTTACTGCCCTTTGAGCGTTATCAATAGCAGAGTAAAGACCTTCATTATGTAAATCTTGATGAAATATATCATCATCAGAAGCATCTTCTGGAGATATGTTCATAATTTCTTCATTTCTTTGAAGCAATTCATTACTCATATCTGCTAATTGAATTGTTTTATCCCCTAAAAGTAAATTCTTAATAGTGGAAACTTGTAAAGGGACTTCACGTTTATTAGACTCTTCAATTAAACTTCTTACATATTCTTTCATCTGGGGTGTTTTCTTCACATTTAACCCATCTATAACTTCGTCTACAGACATGTTCCCATTAACTTCAAAACCGTTTTTATCAATATGACTTGCTATATTTTTGTGTTCTTTATTCTGTAAAGTCTTATTCTTTTTAGTGGTACGCGTAGTACCATAAGTGCTTGCAGATAATCCATGTCTGGAAGTAGAATGTAAATATCTTTCAGCATCACTAAAAGCACGTTGAGTATTCCATATGAATTGTTGAGGGTCATCGACTGAAAAAGCATTCTCATCATGCTCTAAATATTTTGGAATAATATGGTCCCTTGCAACTTCCGCTACAAGCCTTCTATGATTTTTGAGTAATTCTAAAGTTTGATTTGCTTGGATTTTCCAATGATTGGTTCCTTTACCAATAGCCTTTTCTTTTGATTTATTTTGCAGTTCAATTAATTTAGCAGAGTTACTCCTTAATTCGCTTCTTAAACTTTTAACATCGTCAATACTAAGATTTGGATTCATCAATTCTTCATTAATTTTTTCAACCGTTTCTCTTACGCTTTCTTCTTGTTGTAAAGCAGGTAACATACCACCATGCGATAATACTTCTTCCATGACTTCTGCATCAGTAGTAAGTAATTTACTAGTATCTCTTTCTAATTCACTCTTTAAATCTTTAATATCATCAATACTAAGATTACCGCTTTCTAACTTTTCATTGATTTCTTTAATTGACTGTCTTAAACTATCAGAAGATGTAATACTTGAGTAATTTTTTAGATTTTTTTCTTCAGCATTCTTGATTTTATTTTTATGATAATCGCTTCCATAATTTTTAAACCAAGTTTTTACCTCTTCGATATTTAAATTATCATGTGCTCCTATTCCTAATTTATTTTTAATCGCCATATAATTATGGTTATTTTTTGAAGCATCTGTGTTATTTAAATATTCAACCACATCTTTTGGAGAATTTGAATTAATAATCTTGCTAATACTATTAAACACAGATAAAGGGAATCTATCTTTTTTTGTTATGTTTTTTACATTACTACCAGTAATCTTCTTTACTCCCCAACCCATGAAATCCATGAAATCTTCTAATCCTTCTCCTCCACTCACAGCAAGATTACCACTCAATAGGTCATTTAGTGATGCAACAGATTTTTTAGCAGGTTGGTTTGGATGGTCACCTCTTCCTAAAAATGTATTAAACATATGCGCTTGCATACTCCTTAAAAGCATATTACCATCAGAGGGACTTTCACCATATGTGGTATCTGGATGTAACTTTCCTAATGGGCGTTGTGACATATTTACTTGCATGTGTGGATTATGTGATTTAAGTTTCTTTTTTTCAGCAGGTGTAATATGTCTCATCATATATTCATAGACAGGATTTAATGATGATTTATGCTCTGTGAAATTATTTTTTTCACTAAGTATTTTTTTAGAAGCATTTACAGGTGACAACATATTTTGTATTGTTGGTGAAGGAAAATCTTTTACGAATCTTTTTTGAGTGGTGTCATAAACTCCAATCGGTACAGTCTCTTCAGGAGCAAAATGATAACCTAAAGATTTGTTATTATCATTTAATTTTAAATGACTTTGACCTGAACCTCTATTTGAGTCTATTTCAAACATGGTTGAGCGCTCAGGGTCATGAGATACACTATGGTTTAATTCCATCCATGTTGAAAACGTCATTCCTTGTCCACCATGAACAGCATACATCTTTCCCCAGAATTTACTAGGGCCGTATCTAAATCCGTTACCTTCACTCCATATTTCGGGAGATTCTTCATCCACGTGTGGTCCGTGTGGGGAAGTTAAAAATGACCGGTCATTCCTAATTTCCTTTGCTTGACTAGGGAGAGTTCCTTTCGCCTTTGCCTCATCTTCTATTTGTTCTATTTTTTCTAACGGTATAATAGGACCATCCATTTTACCAAATATAGGATGATTCACCATAGGTTTTCGTGTTTTAGGATTGAAACCTGATAAAAATAATATGTCTTCTATTGGTAATCTTGTATCTAAAGGAGAATTAATTTCTCTATCTTTATAATGCCTTTCACTTGCTCTTGATAGTTCTTTTATTGTATAATCTTCTTGAGGATTTTTTTTATGAAGGCCGAGTCTTGGTAAATATTCTAAGTCAGGTATCTCCGCAGATTGTATTTCTTTAGCATACTTATTATTAATCTCTTCTAAAATGTAATGTGAGAACGACTCTTTCAAACTTGTCGGTTGATGGGCTAATTCTCCAAGCGCCATTTGGTTAAACATACCTTCTCCACTTTCAAAATCATCTTCATTTGATTCCATACGATAAGAACTATTACGACCAAAAAAACCTTGTCCTCTAG